GTCATCGTGAGTCCACTTCCGGCCAGGTCACACCGGGACAGGATGTGACGCCTGCCGATGTCACACCGAGTCACAACGGACGTGTCACAGCGTCACACGCTATAGAAGTAGAAGTAGAAGTAGAAGTAACAGAAGCAGAGAAGAGAAATATCAACACCGTCGTCGAGCAAGCTCGACCGGTCGGCGTCCACCCCGCCGCTGTCCAGCAGGTCTTCGACGCCTGGCAGCACTCGACCGGCAAGCACAAGGCCCGCCTAGACGACAAGCGGCGCCGCAAGATCCAGCAGGCTCTCAAGACCTACCCGCTCGAGGACATCCTCGATGCCGTCCAGGGCTGGCGTAATTCACCCCACCACTGCGGCCAGAACGACCGCGGCACCGTCTACAACGACCTTGAGCTACTACTCCGCGACGCGCAGCACATCGAGGCGTTCCGTGACCTCGCGCGGGATGGTCCCGGAGTCCCCATCGGCAAACGCACCCAGCAGCTTCTCAACCACCAGCAGGGCATGCATGCCGTCGGCATGGCGAAGGGGGTGATCGGCAATGGCAATGGCCTGGCCCCAATGGGAGCACCTGGTCGCCCGGATCAACGCGAGCTGGCCCGACCAGCAGATCGAACCGCTGACAGCAGGTGAGTGGTACGACGACCTCGCCCATCTGGACCCCGAGCTGCTCGGCCAGGCCGTCCGGAACCTCCGCCGCGAACATGACTACCGCCCGGCCCTGGCCGCGCTCCTCCGCGAGGTCGGCCAGCTCCGCGCCAACCTGCCCCAGCCATCCAGCAGCCGACCCCGCGTCGACCACGACACATTCCGGCAGATCCTCATGTTCGACCCCGCCGCGCAGAACACCCCCGCCGGCGTCAACCTCAGCGACCACACCTGCATCCCCAACCAGACCCGCGCCGAGGAATGGCTCAAGTTCCAGGTCGAGCAGGCCGTCCCGTGACCTTCGTCGTCGCCAAGGTCGACCACCCACCCACCAAGGAGACCCCATGAGCGAGTGGTATCCAGGTACCGACATATTCAGCGTCACGCCACCTGAACCGATCGACACGCCGCTCGAGGAAGTGATGGCGTCCACGATCCCACCGGAGCTTCAAGAGCCCACCGATGGCTGACCGTCCCATGACCGTCCCGGAGGTCCTGACCCCATGAGCAACATCGCCCGGAAACCCAACATCGAGATCCGCCGGAAGGTCGGCTCCGGCTATTACCGGACCTACGGGCACCTGTACTGGCGACCCTTCATCGTCGTCGCGTTTGGTCGGGTCCTCGTCGGCCGGAAGCGGCTGGCACGGTCATGGGCCACCCCCGACCGGCGGGAGACCCCATGAGCATCGACGACCGGGAACGCTGCCCGACTTGCGGTCAGCTGCTACCGGTCACCCACTCGGGCACCCGCAACCGTGAAGTCGAGTACAAGGCGGCCCGCACACTCGGCATGAACCGTGAGGCGCTTCGGCAACTGTCACTTGCAGTGTGGGGCCGCCCGATCTTCGCTGAACGTGAGCGACGCCTCGCCGCCATGCACCTGAACGGCGCACGCAGGCCGACGATCCAGGCGCAACGAGGTCATCTGACCCGGCAACTGATCGCAGAGGCAAGGGCAGCTCGTTGACCCAGCCGCCCGGCTACCGAGGCCCCCACGACCCAGGCCGTGACCACTGGCCCACCCAGCCGTTGGTCGACGGCCGCGCCGCCGCGCTGCTCGAACGGTGGGCGCAATGCTTCGCGATCCTCGTCGCCCGCCTCAACCAGGCCCAAGCCGACGCCCCCTACGGCCCTGGCCAGGGCGACATCCGCACCTACCAGCGAGGCGGCGACCCCGTCACCGGCCGCCTCGACTGGGGCCCCGACCAAGGCGAATGGCTCGGCCCCCCCGACCAACGACCACCCCAGATCGCCGACACCAGAGACCGCAACGGCGACACCGAAACCAAGCTCCTCCGCCAGCTCCGCGACCGGATGTGCGACTCGCTCGCCTACGACTTGGCACGGTTCGAGCGGGAACTGGACCCACCCAAACAGCGGGAGGCAGGATGATGGCAGTCTTCGACTTCATCTGCGCGGAGTGCGGCGAAACCTTCGGAGATGGTGCCTACATCATCATCAGCAACGAAGGCTCCGACACCATCTGCAGCGACTGCCACAAGCAGATGGCCGAATGGACCCAGATCGCCAATGCGGCTATCCGCAAGGCGCTCGGCCCTGAGGAGACCGGATGAGCGGCATGTCCGGTATGCGTAAGGACCGGGAACAACCCGGCTCACAGGGAACCTGCAGGTGGATGCTTGCATCAACCGTTCGGTGCATGGTGAAATCCCGAGGTAGTGGAGTGTCCCTGTGAGCCAGTGGACCTATGACTCCCGCCGCTACCGCACCGCCCTCCGCCAGGTTCAGGCCACCGGTCCCACATGCTGGCTCTGCGGCCATGCTGGCAGCGATAGCCTTGACCACGTCATCCCCGCCAGCGTCGCCCCCGACCTGGCCAGCGACCCGAGCAACTGGCGACCAGCTCATGGTGTCAAGGGATGTCCAATCTGCGGAGTGAAATGCCAGCAGGTGAAAGGCAACAAGCTCACCATGCCAACACAAACCCGCAGGTCAAGAGCATGGTGAACGTCCACGCCTACCCTCTCGACGATCTCATCGACCATGAGCTTGAGGGCGACGAGTGCCTATGCGGCCCGGCGGTCCTCTTCGAGGCAGGTGGTCAGGTCATCGTCCACCATAGCCTTGACGGCAGGGAACTCGACGAGCCATGAAGAGGGGGGGCGGTCCGACGATCTGTCGGCAACCCCGCGCTCGCCCCCGCGTTAGCCGTCCGGTTTGTGTGTGATCGAAAAGTTCTAGGCGGCCAAGATGGTCAAGCGTGGCAAGGTTGAGTTGGCGGTTGGCCGGGATCTCCGCACGCTGACTCCCGAGGCGCGGCGGTCTGGGCTGGCCGCGGCCGCGGTGGCGTTGGCGCAGCTGCTGGATGGTGAGTTCGTCGGGGTGTGCCGGTCCTGCCAGGAGGACGTGACGATGGCCGTGGAGGCTTCCGCGCGGGATGCCGCCGCTGTCGCCCGGGAGTTGCGCGCGACGTTGACGACGTTGCGGGAGGTGGGTGATGACAGCGCTGCTGGAGCCGCGCTCGCAGCTCGACTGTCCTCCCCGGTGGACATCCCCACGATCACCCGGGCGGCAGACGCTCGGCGGGCGGATCGCGGAGGTCGCGGATCTGTTGGGGACGCCGCTGATGCCGTGGCAGCGCCACGTCGCCGACGTCGCACTGGAACTTGATCCCGCGACGGGTCTGCTGGCGTACCGGGAGGTGGTCCTGACCGTCCCGCGGCAGTCGGGGAAGACGACGCTGCTGCTGGCGGTGATGGTCCACCGGGCGCTCGGGTTCGGGAGCCGCCAGAAGATCATGTACACCGCGCAGGACCGGCTGTCGGCTCGGAAGAAGTGGGAGGACGAGCATGTGCTGGTCCTCGAGCAGTCACCGGTCCGGGCGATGTTCAACGTCCGCCGGCAGATCGGCCAGGAAGCTATCCGCTGGCATAACGGCTCCCTCCACGGGCTGACCGCCCCCAGTGAGAAGGCGGTCCACGGGGACACGTTGGACCTTGGTGTGATCGATGAGGCGTTCGCGCGGGAGGATGACCGGGTCGAGCAGGGCATGAAGCCGGCGATGGTGACCCGCCCGCAGCCGCAACTGTGGGTTGTGTCGACGGCTGGGACGCTCAAGTCGGTCTATCTGCGGGAGAAGGTCGAGGCTGGGCGGCTTGCCGCGCAGGCGGGGATCACGTCGGGGGTTTGCTCGTTCGAGTGGTCCGCCCCGCCGGATGCGGACCCGGGCGATCCGGCGACGTGGTATGGGTGCATGCCGGCGTTGGGGCGCACCGCCCGCGTGGAGGCGATCCGGGCGGATTTCCAGACGATGAAGCTGGATGAGTTCCGCCGCGCATATCTGAATCAGTGGCCGTCGGAGGCCCCGGATGAGTGGCTGGTCGTCGGCCGGGACGAGTGGCAGGCGCTGACCGATCCGCGTTCCCAGATCGACGGTCGGGTCGCGTTCGCGGCGGATATCACCCCGGACCGGTCGACCGGGTCGATTGCGGTGGCGGGTCTGCGGGCGGATGGGTTGCGGCATGTGGAGAGTGCGGTGGATCCGCAGCGTGGGACAAGCTGGATCGCCCCAGAGCTGCTTCGCCTGGTCGCCGAGCACAAGCCGTGCGCGGTGGTGATTGATGGGGCCGGGGAGGCTGGGTCGCTGATCGCGCCGCTGGAGGCCGCCGGTGTTGAGGTGGTTAAGCCGACGTTGCGTGAGGCGACCCAGGCGTGTGGCCAGTTCTATGAGCTGGTGACCGACTCAAAAGCGTTGCGGCATCGGGGCGAGCCGGCCCTGACCGCGGCGCTGGCGGGAGCTCGGAAGCGGGAGATCCAGGATGCGTGGCTGTGGGCCCGGAAGGGCTTGGCGGTGAATATCTCGCCGCTGGTCGCCTCGACGCTGGCGCTGTGGGGCTTTGCCACTAGGGGTCACATCACCCCGGAATCTGCCCCAGCCCCTGACATTTTCTAGCCGAAAGGCGCGCAATGCCCCGCAGAATCATGGCGATCGGTGCTGCCGTGGCCGGAATCTTCATGCTAGCCGGGCCGGGTTGGGCGCTGCTCACTCTGGCTCTGCTGGTGGAGATCGGCTGGCCACGGGACCGTTCCGTGTGGGTGGAGGCAGCCCGCCGGCGGGCGCTTGAGGTATGGCCGCGCGTGCGAGCGATCCCGCAGCAGATCGCCGCGGCGGTCGGCACCGGGTCCAGTTTGGTGCTCATCCCAGTTGGGGTTGGCGTGTTCGCGGGGTGGGGGCTGGCGGTGCTGGTACTTGGGGTGCTGACGCTGAGCCTGGGGCTGCTGCTTGATCGGACGGCGTGATGGGGTGGCTGACCGGACGGAAGACGATCGGGCTGCAGGTCCCCTCCGGCGACCAGAACGTCATCAGCATCCCCCCGTTCGGTGGTGGTAAGCCGAACCTGGACGGGGCCCTCTATCCGGACTCGAGCTATGAGACGTTCGCGCGGAATGGGTATGGCCGCAACGAACTCGTCTATGCGTGCATCACGGAAAAAGCCACTTCCCTGCCGCAGTCGATTCTGCGGGTGTATCCGACGGGGAAGATGGGGGGGGAGCCGCTCGAGGACCACAGGCTCCGCAGGCTGATCAGCCAGCCGAACCCGGTGACCAACGAGTTCGAGTTCTTCGAGCTCGGCGTCACCTACCTGGACCTTGCCGGGAATACCCCGATCCTGATCCAGCGGGCCCGTGACGGCCTCCCGGCGGAGCTGTGGCCACTCCGGCCGGACTTGCTGCGGGTGTTCCCGACGAACAATCCGCGGGTGTGGGATTACGGCTATTCGCTGGACCCGTCCGCGGGGGTGCGGGGGTCGCTGATGGATGTGGTCCCGATCCCCCGTGGGGATCTGATCCACATCAAGTACCCGAATCCGTTGGATCAGTATTTCGGGCAGCCACCACTCCGTCCCGCCGCGACGGCGACGTCGCTGGACAACTCCGCATCGGATTTCGTGGAGACGCTGCTCCGCAACCATGCCGTCCCGGGGATTGTGGTGACGACCGCGGAGGCGACCAACGACGAGGTCACCAAGAAACTCAAAGAGAAGTGGCGGCGTGCGTTCGGCGGGTCACGGCGGGGGGAGCCGGCGTTCCTCCAGCAGGGCATGGACGTGAAGATGCTCGGCCTGAACCTCCGCGACCTTGAGTTCCCCGACCTGCGTGCGACGACGGAAAGCCACATCTGCATGGTCCTTGGTGTCCCTCCCATACTCATTGGTGCCAAAGTAGGGCTAGATAGGTCAACCTTCACGAACTACCGCGAAGCCCGCGCGTCGTTTTGGGAGGAGACGGTGATCCCGCTGCAACGCCGCTTCCTCGAGCCGGTGAAAACCAGGCTGCTGCCGGAGTTCTCCGGGGTTGGCAGGTCGCGGGTTGAGGTGCGCTGGGACAACTCCGAGGTCCTCGCCCTGCAGGAGTCCGTGCAGGCGAAGTGGGAACGGGCCACCAACGCGCTCGCGCGGGGCGGGATCACGCTCAACGACTTCCGCCGCACCGTCGAGCTCGACCCGGTCACCGGTGGGGACGTGTTCCTGATCCCCGCAGGGGTGACCGCAAGTCCTGCCGACCAGATCGGCGCACCGCCAGCAGTGCCGCCAGCTCCGGACCAGCAGCAGCCACCGCAACTGCAGGCGGCCAGCTATGCGGACGAGTTCCTGGCCCGCAAGGCCGCGATGAACGGGGGTCGGCGTGCCCTGGAAGCTCGTTCATAACCATCCGGCGTGCCGCTCGGGTGAGTGGGCGGTCGTCAACCAGCAGGCCGAAGCCGAAGGCCGCCACTCGATCGAGGGGTGCCACGGCACCCGTGACGAGGCGCTCGCGCAACAGCGCGCGCTGTACGCGAAGGAGCCACAGATGAGCTTGAGGCAGCTCACCGTCTCGATCGAGCAGAAGGACATCAGCGATGTCGGGTCCGGTGAGATCACCGGCCTGGCCGCGGTGTACGGCAACGTCGACCTCCAGGACGACATGGTCGAGGGCGACGCGGCGAAAAAGACGGTGTCGGACTGGTCCCGGGCCAAGCAGCGGGTACCGCTGCTGGACTGGCATGGCGACTCGATCAGCCGGATCATCGGGTCGGTCAAGGAGATGAAGTCCGTCCCCCAGGGTGTGTGGTTCCGCGCCGGATTCACCAGCGACGAGCAGGGCCAGCGGGCCCGCCAACTCGCCAAGGACGGCCACCTGACCGGCGTGTCGATCGGGTATCAGCCGATCCGCCAGTCGATGAAGATGATCGGCGACCGGATGGTCCGGGTGCTGCATGAGATCCGCATCCACGAGATCAGCCTCACCCCGGTCCCCGCGAACCCGCAGGCGCAGCTCGCCTCCGTGAAGTCCGTCGAGGTGGCCACCATCGGCCTGGACTTCGACCAGTTCACCATCGCGGCGCGGAAGGCCGGGGAACTCCCCGACATTGCGTACAAGGCGGCAATGGCCGTGCTGCTCGATCACTATCAGCCGCAGGCAGCCGAGCTCACCGAACAGGCCGAGTCCACTGCCGAACCAGCAACCGCAGCCGCCACCACCCCTCCAGGGCCGGCCGGCACTGCCCCCGACGCCGCCCATGCGGGCACGTCACCGTCGGTCCCGCTCACCCCACGCGAGTACGTCGACAGCGTGCTGCAACGGGTCGAGCAGGCAGACGGATCGCCGGCAAGCCTCGACCAGCTCGAGGCGAGAATCCGCCAGTCCCTTGGAGGGACAACATGAGTCAGGAACGACAGAAGCAGCTCACCGACCTGGCCTTGCAGTGCATCAAGAAGGCCCGTGACATCAACGACCGCCACGAGGACCCGACCGCGCTCACCCTTGAGGAGCGTCGGCAGCGCAAGGCGCTCCTGGATGAGGCGACCCGTCTGCAGCAGCTCGCCGAGGACGAGAAGCAGGAGAACGCGCTGGACGCGTGGGCGACCGCTCCTGATGACACCCAGCCTGTGCTGGCCGCGCAGGCGTCCAAGAATGCCGGGCAGGTTGTCGACGGGGAGATGTACTCCGAGGCATCAAAGCGGCTGAACATGCAGCGGTTCGCCAAGGCGCTCCGCGGCGGGGTCGGCGCGCTCACGCTGGAGGAGAAGGCCGCGATCGTGGAGAACGCGACCGGTCAGATCATTGTTCCGCATGATCTTGCTGGTCCGATTTTTCTCACTTTGCCCCGCCTCGGAGTGCTGAGGAATCTCGCGCTGATCCGTCCGACCACCTCGAACCTCGTCGACGTCCGCGCGCTCACGCAGGCGACCGCCGGGTGGGGTCAGCTCGAGCTCGGCGCGACCCCCCCGACCGACGCGGCGCTCGCGGCGACCGGCCCGAACACCATCACCGTCCAGGACCTTGTCGCGCGGGTCCAGGTCGGCGTGGACGAGCTGATGGACACCGACGCGAACCTCGTGTCGCTGGTGCAGGAGATCGTTGGGCAGCAGTTCGCGCAGATGGAGGATGATGCGTTCGCGTTCGGGAACGGCACTTCCAAGCCGTTCGGGATCGCTACCAGGGCGACGGTCGGCGGTGCCATTCCGGCGGCGCAGGGGGTTACCGCGGCCGCGTCGGCGGTCAACCCTGACCAGTTGAAGAGCATGCAATACCTGATCCTGTCGCGGTTCGCCAACAATGGCGTCTACCTCGCCAGCGACGACGCGACCCAGGCGATCGCGCTGCTGAAGGACTCCACGTCGAACTACCTGTGGCAGCCTTCCAACCAGGCTGGCCAGCCGGACATGCTGTTCGGCAAGCCGTTCTACCGCCTGTCCGGCCTCCCGTCGATGGCGGCGACGACCACGTTCGTCGACCCGGCGATCCTGTTCGGCGACCTGCAGTCCGGCTACATGATCGCGGACCGGCAGCGGATCACTGTCCAGCGTCTCGATGAGGTCTACGCCGACCAGGGTCTGGTCGGGTTCATCTTCCGCCAGCGTGTCGGCGGCGACGTCATCAGGCCGGCCGCGTTCGCGAAGTACCTGCTCTGACAGGAGGAGCACACATGGCCAAGCAGAGCGCGGGTCGTCCGATTCCGGCACTCCCGCCGGCGGTGCGCAACTCCAGGGGCAACCCGGACGGCAACCCGTCCCGCGAGGCGCCGCGTCCCGCGCCGATGGTGGATGGCAAGCCGGTCAGCCCGGCGGTCGCCCGGACCCGTGCTGGCGGCGCTGCCGCGCAGGGTCACGGCAACTCGGGGGGTGGCAAGTGAAGATCGTCATCCATGGCCCACTGGCCGGGTACGGTCCCGACGGGACCATCCACTCGTGGGCGCCGGACACCGAGGTGGAGGTGGACGACAAGGATGCCAAGGCGGTCGCCTGGGCGAGGGGCTGGGGCGCCACGCCCCACGCGACCCTCGTCGAGGATGCGCCGGCCAAGGAGCCAGCCAAGCCAACCACATCCGCAGCCAAGGCGACCAAGTAACCCAAGAGGTTGGGAGCCCCCGTCCCCTCCGGTGCGGGGGCTCCCACATATCCGGGAAAGAGGACCACCTATGACGTTCCGACTCGGCCAGGACATTACCGAAGGCCAGCAGGTTGATATCGCTGCGGGTATTGTCCTCCCTGCTGAGAATGGTCGCTGGATGATGGCGGAGAACGGCAACGCTGGCCAGCCGGTGCTGTTCATCGATTCGACCATCCGGATCCTGCGCTGATGAAGATTCTCTGGCACAGCGTCGCGCCCTGGGCGCCCACAGGGTACGGGCAGCAGACCGGCGTGTTCGCGCCCCGCATCAAGGCGCTCGGCCATGACATCGCCCTGTCCGCCTACTACGGCCATCAGGGCAGTGAGATGGTCTGGAATGACATCAAGGTCTACCCGTCCTACTCCGCCCCGTATGGCTCCGACGTGATCGTCCCCAACGCGCTGCACCACTTTGACGCGCACAACTCCAGGGGCCTGCATGAGGCGTCCTGCCGCGGGATCATCATCACCCTGGGGGACGTGTGGACGTTCGAGTCGCCGTTATTGGATCAGCTCGCCGTCGGCGCGTGGGTGCCCGTCGACCATCTTGAGGTTCCCGACGTGGTCCGTCGCTGGTTCGAGGTGGTGAGCGCCGTCCCGATCGCCATGAGCCGATTCGGTGAGGCGGCACTGCAGCGTGCCAATCTCAACCCGATGTACGTCCCCCACGGCATCGACCTCACGGTGTTCCGTCCTGGCGACAAGGCGGCCGCCCGCAAGGGCGTGGGTTTGCCGGAGGACGCGTTCGTGGTGGGGATGGTCGCCAACAACGTCGGCCGGGACGGGAACCGCAAGGCGTTCTCGGAGCAGATCGCCGCGTTTGCCGAACTCAGACGCAAGCACTCTGACGCGATGCTGGTGCTGCACTGCGATGTCGACCAGCCCGCCGGGATGCGGCTACGACCGTTCCTAGAGCGGACCTTGCCGAAGGGGAGCTACACGTACACCGACATCTACGCCTACCGCAAAGGGTTGAACCCCGCGGCGGTTGCAGAGATCCACCGCGCCGCCGACGTCCTCTCCAACTGCTCCTACGGGGAGGGGTTCGGCATCCCCATCATCGAAGCGCAAGCGTGCGGTACCCCGGTCATCGTCACCGACGCGACCGCGATGCCGGAACTGGTCGGGGCGGGCTGGAAGGTCGGCTACGAGCGGCTGTGGCACGACTCCCAGGGCGCCTGGGCGGCCAAGCCCCGTATCGGGGAGATCATCGACGCGTACGAGGAAGCGTACGACCGGGCCCGCGATGAGGACCTGCGGGCGATGGCATGGGCGTTCGCGCAGGACTACGACGCTGACGTGGTGACCGAGCGGTACTGGAAGCCGGTGCTGGAGCGGTTCGAGGAGGCCCTGGAGCGCCGCCGCGAAGACCTCAACCGTGCCCCCGACCCTGCGCGGCTGCCGGTGCGGATCCGTGAGGCGGATGGGCTGCTGTGGGTCGACCGTGGCGGCAAAGCCGGCGACCAGCTCGGCCCGGACCCGCACGAGGCCGATCTCTGGCCAATCCTTGAGGGCCTCCTGCCGGAAGGTGGCGTGTTCCTGGACGTGGGCGCGCACGTGGGCCACTGGTCCCTGCGGCTCGCACACAAGGCATCCAAGGTCATCTCGATCGAAGCGAACCCCGTGACCGCGTCCACACTGCGCCGCAACATCGCCCTCAACGACCTTGGCCACAAGGTCGAGGTCATCCAGATGGCCGCCTGGGACGAGCCAACCCGACTGCGGCTGTTCGACCCCTATAACCAGGTCGCCGGCGGGTCGACGCGGGTGTTGCCTGCCGACAACGGCGACGGGACGGTGGAGGCAGGGCGGCTCGACGAGGCACTGTTCGATGAGCCGCACATCGACCTGATCAAGCTGGACGTGGAAGGCGCCGACATCCACGCGATCGACGGGATGGCCGGCCTCCTCAAGCGGCTCCGGCCGGCCCTGTTCATCGAGCTACACGACATCTACGGCTACTACACCCGCGCCGAGCTCAAGGCATGCCTGGCCCGTAACGGCTACACGTGGGAGGTCGCCCACACCATCCCAACCACGTGGATGCCGGACGGGGAAAGCGACGTGGTCCAGCAGGCCGACTATCTCCTTGCCACCCCTGCTCTGGTCCCAACGAAAGGAACCTGATGCGACGCATCCTCACCACCCTCGCCCTGGCCGCCACACTCACCCTCGGGGTAGCTGGCACTGCGCTGGCGGGCAGTCCCCACTTCGTTGACGGCACCCTCACCGCGACCCGCACCGGTGACACGCTCACCGTCAGCGGCAAAGAGGCGGGGTTGGGCGACGAGACGCAGATCACCGTCGAGGCGACGTCGACGGCGGCGTGTCTGAATCCGGGGCAGCAGTTCCCCCAGGCCGCGAACAAGGAATCGGTGACCGCCAGCGCCGTGGTGCCCGTGCAGAACGGGAAGGCGTACTTCTCCCTGGACCTGGTCGCGACGTTCCAGCCGTCCTGCTCCCCGCCAATGAGTGTGGTCTTCGGTGATGTCACGGTCACTGACACCACCAACGGCATCACGGCGACGATCCCTGGCACGTTCTGAGACCCGTGACGCCGTACTACGACGACGGGACCTGCACTATCTACTTGGGTGACTGCCGCGACGTGCTCCCCGAGTTGATCGCCGACGTGGTCATCACTGATCCGCCGTACGGGATCAATGACAGGCCACTAGGTCCAGCCAAGGGCCGACGATTGCATTGGTCGCCAGATGGGCACCAAGTCTCGAACACCTGGCATCCAGCCTCGACCTGGGATGACGAGATCGACCCCGCTTGGCCGGCTCTGGTTTGCGTGACAGCTCCGGTGGTCGCTTGGTTCGGCCAGTGGCGTAAGCGGGAGGAAGTTGCTGCGGCGATGCCGTGGCCACTCCGAGCGGAAATCATCTGGGCTAAGGATCGCCACGTCGGCGCTCCCACGCCGCTTGCTCCTCGCGACGAGCGGATTTGGCTGTTCAGCGCGCAAGGGATCAAGCCGAGAACGTTCGAGACCACCGTTTGGGACGTTGCCGGGGTTCCTTCCTGGGCGCACAAGGACCACAAGAACGAGAAACCGATCTCGCTATTGTGTCGCCTCGCGGCATTGCTCACCGATCCTGGCCAACTGATCCTTGACCCGTTCATGGGTTCCGGCACCACGCTGCGCGCCGCGAAGGACCTCGGCCGCCGCGCGATCGGGATCGAGATCGAGGAACGCTACTGCGAGATCGCCGCCCGCCGGCTCGGCCAAGAAGTATTGGCCCTCTGATCGTCACCTGCTGATTTCCACACGCAAAGGGGGCGCGTATGCGTCGCCTTATTTTTGTGCTGCTGCTGGTCGCCGGGCTCGGGTTGGCGTTCGCCATCGCGGTCGCCCCCGCCGGGACCGGCTCGCTGGCTGCCCTGACCAAGCCGACCAAACGCACGACTACGACGGTGGCGGCGACCACGACCACGGCCGCCGCCACGACGACGACGCTGGCGGCAACGACCACCACCGCAGCACCGACCACCACGATCGCGCCTACCACCACGGTGGCCGACACGACCACGACGACGGAGTTGCCGACCACCACGACCGAAGTCCCGACGACGACTGAGCCGCCCACGACCACGACGGAGCCGCCGACCACGACCGGGGCGACCACGACCACGGTCGCGCCGACGACCACGACGACCGGCCCGCCACCGCCCCCGCCGTTGCGCTTCCCCCGACCCGCCAGCTATGCCACCGCGCCCATCTACTACGTCACTACCGCCTCGAACGTCGTCAATGTTCCAGCCGGCACTGACGCCAACGTGAAGTGCGCCGACCCGGTCACCCATGTTCCAGCGATCATGCACAAGCGGCCGGTTATCAACGGCGGCCGGGACGTGTACGTGGTCGGCTGCGACGTCGACGTCAACCAGACCTGGCCGAACCCCGACGACCAGAATGCTGTCGGGTTCGGTGGGCAGACCCGCCTGGTGTGGTTCGAGGGCGTCTTTGCGCACGGCGACTTCATCAACGACGGGCTCAAGGGTTGTGCGGGAGCAGCACGTTGGGTCGCGCAGAACGACCGGATCGGCCCGCTGCACGGCTCGCAGTCCGGCTACCACTCCGATGTGTTCCAGCCTTACTGTGGGTTCACTGACCCAGCGCCAAGCGATCCGTCCATCGGTGGATTCGATATCGACAACGTCACCGGTATGGGCGAGTTCCAGTGCCTGATGGTCAAGTCGGACAGCTCGACCTACATGTGGAACGAGACCAACATCGGTCGGCTCGACTGCCATGACACCCAGGCCCCCGGCAGTGACACGACCGCGCGGCTGCTGAACCTCGTCACCAACGGCACCATCCGCGGGCCGATCCACTACAGCCACTTCGGCTCCGACGAGTTCTTCATCGAGCCAAGGCCCAACACCCTCACCGATCAGAACGCCGGCAACGTCGACCTGAAGAACTCGATCGCCCCGGCCGCATGCTTTGTGATCGCCGGCACTGTGGCGAGCCCGACGCAGGTCGCCACACCCATTTCACCTGCCGGGAGTTGCCTCCCATCCGACACGACGCTCGTGTCTGACGGTCATGTCAGGGAGATGCAGCAGCAGGAAGCCATCCCGAACACGGGCTGGTTCGAGTACGTCCCAGCCTCCGGGAACGTCGGGCTGGGCTACGTCCTGCCATAGCGTGGAGCCCTGGCGGGCGACGCCGGTTGAGACCGCCGCCCGCCAGGGCCGCCTTGGAGGCTACGGGGTGATGATGGCGGGGACCAGCTCATGCTGGGTGGTCCCGGTGGGGCAGTTCCCCTGGCTCTTGTCGAGCGCGTAGATCGTCTTGTACGGCTGCGGCTGGTTGGCGGTGCAGACGTAGAACGTGTGGGACGGGTCGGGGCTGGAGGGGGTCGCGTCGGGGATGTCGGCCAGGGCTGTCCCGCCGAGGGCGAGGATCGCGCCGGCCAGCACGCCCAGCAGTGGGCCGCGTAGCTTCCGCACGTCAGTGTCCTTCCTGTCGAGGATTGATCGGTTCCGTCGTACCCCGGGAGGGGTTGGGTATGCCGCTGTCGCTTGACACGATCCAGGTGCAGCCGTCCAACTCCGGCAGCTTCACCGGAGCGTCGGGTAGCGCGACCCTGCCCAATGGCACTGCTGCCGGGTCGACGGTGCTGATCGTCGTCTCCACGAACTCGGTGCTAATGAGCTCGCCCGGGTTCACTGACGATTCCGGGTCGCAGAGCGGCAACTCGCGGGTGTTCATCCTCGGCAAGTCGAACGTGGGCGCCGGGGAGACCTCGTGGGCGCTGACCGCCAGCGCTGGCACGTTCAGCCGCTGGACCGTCTATGAGCTGGCCGGCCTGGACCCTGTCGCTCGGGTCGATGTGAAGAAGACCTCCACCACCGCCACCACGTCTGGGACCAGCGCGTCGACGGGGACGCTGCCCCGCTCCACCGCCTACGACGTGCTGGTGGTGGCCGCCCATGCCAGCTACAACTCGGTCTCGACGGCCCCGACGACCTTCTTCGCCCACACCAACGGGTTCACGGAGGTGGATGAGGGGTCAGCCGACGATGGGGTGAGCAAGGCGGTCAACCTGTCGGTGGCGATGAAAACCACCGAGGTGCTGGACACGTTCGAGTGTGCCGCGACCGCCTCGGCCACGTTGACGGGGACCAGCTCGGCCAGCGCGACGATCGTGTGCTACGCCGCGGAGGGTGCCAAGCGGGAGCCGAACATTGCGCACTTCTGGGGGTTCTTCCCAGGCGTGTCGTCGACACCGGCGGGCCTTGGCGTCGGCAACGCCAGCTCCCGCTATTTCGAGACGGTGGTCGGTGTCCCGGCGATCACCGCTGACGGGTTGCAGCTGACCGGGGCGGCGTCGGCGCAGAATG